TACTTAAACAGGTAGACGGCAGATACAAATTTAAGATTCAATTTCTCGATGTAACTTATTATAATCAGCAGGAAACATATAAGTCATATCTCAATGCCGCCCAAGCAAGTTTACCAACAACAACTATGGCGTGTGCGGCGTTAGGAGTTGCGCCAATTGATATGATGAATATGAATTTTCTTGAGGATGATATACTACATATCAAGGAAAAATTTGAACCTCTTAAAACTTCATATACACAATCTAGTGGAGAGGCTGGTGCGCCAACTCAGGAAGAAAAAGGCGAGCAGTTATCTGACGCTGGTGAAAATACACGAGACCATAATTCCAATCAAGAATACTAGGTGAAGCTTATGAAGTTTATATATACAAAAGATATTGATATAAAAAACAAACTTGTTGCTAAAGGTTTTAGACTATTGCAGACCTTTG